AAACTTTAAAAGTACCGTTAGCGTATGGACCTAAACAAAAATTTTTAGTTCGTTTAGTTGGTGATCCTAACTTAGATCAAAAAGTAGCAATTACTTTACCACGTATAGGGTTTGAACTTACTGGAATAGATTATGATCCTACGAGAAAATTAAATCGAATTATAAAACAAAAGAAAGTAGCAAATCCTGCAGGCAAAACAATGAATATACAATATGCGCCTGTTCCTTATAATTTAAGTTTTGAAATGTTTGTAATGACTAAAAATTCAGATGATGGTATCCAGATTGTTGAGCAAATATTACCATTCTTTCAGCCAGAATATACAGTGTCTATAAAAGAAGTACCTGAAATGGATATCGTAAGAGATGTTCCAATTATTCTTAATAATATTAGTTACGAAGATACTTACGAAGGAGATTTTCAAACTCGTAGAGCTATAGTTTATACATTCTCCTTTTCAGCGAAATGTTATGTTTATGGACCAGTTAGTACACAACTTCCAGTTCTGAAAGCTGATGTTAAAAGTTATGCTGATGTTACTAAGGCAACCGCTGAAAGAGTACAACAATATTCAATTTCGATTACAGGAACTCAAGAGGGGGATGATAATTTTGGTTTTAATGAATATACTTCTGAATGGATTGATGCAGAGACCTAATGAATATAGATAATGCACTGAATGAAGCGTTAGGATTAAAGAAGATCATTACGCACGAAATTATAGACCCTAAGCCTCTCATACCGAGGCCTAGCGACATTTATGGAGAAGCTGATGCAGACTACAAGTATAGTCGAGAAAACTTCTATAGCCTCGTTGAGAGAGGTCAAGCGGCTATAGATGGCATACTTGAAGTTGCAAAAGAAGGTGAACATCCTAGAGCATACGAAGTAGTTGGTCAGCTGATTAAAAGCGTAGCTGAAGTCACAGAAAAGCTGGCTGACTTACACGATAAGATGAAGAAACTTAAAGAAGTTCCTAATAATGCACCAAGAAATGTTACTAATGCTTTGTTTGTCGGATCTACTAAAGAATTGCAGAGATTGTTAAAAGACGAACACAACAACTCCAAGACAACAAAGGACGAGGACGACTCCTGAACTCAGTCCTGACTATTGATATATGGATGGTTTCTGGATGGATGTGATTTTCAATTACCGTGGCATAGAACCCGAATGCAGTTGGTCTACCTATATCGATGTACCGGGATCCACTAATGGACAAAAGATTTATATAGGTACTTACAACACTAGAGAGGAAGCCATTGAGGCTAGAGACAATGCAGAAAAGAATATGTCCTCCTATGGTGACCGAGATTTATGAAGCCAATATGGTTTATCATAATAACGGCCTTAGTGATGGCATTAATGGCCGGCGCCATAGGTGTGATACTGATAACCATAATGGCATGACAAAAAAGAAAAACATTATATCCATCACGGATATCATTGAATTAAAAGTGAAACGAGAGCTCGAATTACAAAAATATGAAACACAACTATCCAACCTCCATCAAAAGAAATTGGGTTTAAAAAAATCTTTAAATTGCGTAGAAAAAGAGATACAGATGGCCTCCTTTATTATAGCGGCCGGCCGCAAAGAGATAACAACAGATGAACTGGTCAAGGAAATCACCAGAGAACTATGAATACACAGTATAAAGGTCCAGGGATCTATAACACCGATACAGGAGAACTATTAGCTCCTATAGAACAAGAATTTTATGAGCACCGTGGGCCATTGCATGTATATTGGATAAAAAATAAAGAAGAATGGGAAAAAATAATACTAAACTATAATGACTGACCTAAACGCATATAAAGGCAATCCTAATTTAAAACCTACACTTTCTCAACATTCTTTTACAAAAGATCAGATTGCTGAGTTTATTAAGTGTAGTAAAAGTCCTGTTTATTTTATTGAAAAATATGTACAGATAGTAAGTATAGATGAAGGTCTCGTACCTTTTAGTTTATATCCCTTTCAGAAAGAAATGGTAGGTACTTTTCATAATAATCGGTTTACAATTTGTAAGTTGCCTAGACAATCTGGTAAGTCTACTACTATTTTAAGTTATCTCATTCATTATGTTATTTTTAATGAACAAGTAAATATCGCTATTTTGGCTAACAAAGCTGCAACTGCAAGAGATTTACTAGGACGCTTTCAATTAGCATATGAACATCTACCTGATTGGTTACAGCAAGGAGTTGTTAATTGGAATAAAGGTTCTTTAGAATTAGAAAACGGATCAAAGATTATTGCTGCATCTACATCAGCTTCTGCTGTACGTGGTGGTTCTTATAATATCATCTTCTTAGATGAGTTTGCATTTATTCCCAATAATATTGCAGAACAATTTTTTAGTTCTGTCTATCCTACAATTACTGCGGGACAATCATCTAAAGTAATAATAGTTTCTACTCCCCATGGCATGAATATGTTTTATAAAATGTGGATGGATTCTGTGAATGAGATGAGTGATTTTATTCCTGTAGAAGTATCATGGCAAGAAGTACCTGGTAGAGATGAGGTATGGAAAGAACAAACTATTAGAAATACCAGTGAACAACAATTTCTTCAAGAATTTGAATGTTCGTTTTTGGGATCAGTAGATACGTTAATATCACCTACCAAAATACAAACAATCCCGCATCGTGAGCCTATTACATCGAGTGGTGGTTTTGATGTGCATGAGAATCCTCAAAAGGATCATCAATATTGTATTACTGTAGATGTTGCACGTGGAGGTTCTAATGACTATTCGGCATTTACAATAATTGATATTTCTAGTATACCTTATAAATTAGTAGGAAAATATAAAAACAACGAAGTTAAGCCTTTAATTTTTCCAGAAATTATAGAGCGGGTAGGCAAGGCTTATAATAATGCATACCTATTAGTAGAAATAAATGATATAGGTGGACAGGTAGCAGACGCATTACATTTTGATTTAGAGTATGATAATATCATTATGTGTCAGACTAGAGGTCGTTTGGGACAAGTTGTGGGAAGTGGTTTTGGTGATGGACAAACTGATCTGGGTGTACGAACAACTAAAACGGTTAAAAAGGTAGGGTGTTCTAACTTAAAACAATTAATAGAATCTGATAAACTTATAGTAGAAGATTTTGATATAATAGTAGAAATGTCTACTTTCGTACAAAAAGGTTCTTCATTTGAAGGGGAAGAAGGATCGAGTGATGATTTAATGATGTGTTTAGTATTTTTTGCATGGCTTACTAACCAACAGTACTTTAAAGAATTAACAGATGAAGATATCCGTAAACGTCTATTTGAAAGTCAGCAGAAAGCTATAGAACATGACATGACTCCTTTTGGATTTATGGTGGATGGATTGGGAGATGAAGAAACTGAATTTAAAGATGCTGATGGTGATGTCTGGCAAGCAGTAAAACCGTATCCTGATTTTTTTGATATAGGTAGAAATTAAAAACCTACATCAAAAGATAAATCATAACGAGCTTTTACTGCACAATTCCAACAACGAACATCAGAACGCCTAATTAAGTATTCAATTTCTTGGCGTGATTGTTGATGTTTTTGACCGTGTCTTAAATATAAACTTCTAATTTTTTTATGATGGGGATAATACATCAATGCAACATTTTCATCCTCGCCACAAAAATCGCAAGAATAATTATTAAACTTTGAAAGTAGTGATGACCGTCTACTATTTCTTCCATCTTTTTTTGGTTGATAATCTAACATAACTGTGCATTACTTATTTTATTTATATAGCTCTATCATACACCGTCGTGTTATTTGTAAGAAGGGAAAATTATAAATAAATATGTAAAATGTAAAAAGTGAAGATTTAATATTATAATTCTATTATAATAGGAGAAAAAGAACATGGCGCAATTAGTTTCACCAGGTATATTAGTAAAAGAAAAGGATCTAACTAATGTAGTAACTGCCCTCGCCACCAATATAGGAGCTGTAGGTATTCAGGCCCTTAAAGGTCCGGTAGAGACAATTGTTACAATAGGATCCGAAGATGAATTAGTCCAAATATTTGGTAAGCCAACTACAAGTACATTTGAGTTCTTTTATACTGCTGCTAACTTTTTAGCATATAGTAATACTCTGAAGGTGGTGCGGTTTAATACAACAGGTTTAAAAAATGCAACTGGAGGTACTACCACACAAACGGCTGTAGTTAATCTTTTGATTAAAAGTACAGAACACTATGAAGATGGTGACGGGGCAACCGGTCCATTTATTGATGGTAATTCTGATGCATACGGAATGTGGGCGACACGAACTGCTGGTTCATGGGGCAATAATGTATTGGTAGCTCAATGTCCAAATGCAGATGCATATCAACAGTTAGGTAATGGCGTTAGACAAACAACGGGTACCTATGCTGCTGGTGTTGCAGCAATCGTTGTGGGTAGTGCTGCTGATTATTCGGTTGATGATATTATATATCTACAACAGGATGACGGACAACATTATACCATTACTGGGATTACTGGAACTACTATTGACTTTATAAGATATCCAGCAGAATCTGGTACTGGTCTTACACAGGCAGTTGATGGATCGGTTACGGCTGTACTCGTCGACCGTTTCTGGAAGTATTTTGAAGAGTTTGATGGAGCTCCAGGAACATCAACTTTCTGCACCGATCACGGTGCTTCAAACGATGAAATGCACATTATAATTATTGATGAATTAGGTGGACTCACAGGTACTAAAGGTACTTTCTTAGAGAAATATCAACAAGTATCAAAGGCCGGTGATGCCAAAACTGATAGTGGTGACAATAATTATTACCTAGAAGTGTTGTTTAGAAGTTCAGAGTATATCTATTGGATGGATCATAACCCAAACGCTAACACCAATTGGGGTGATGCGGCTACAAATGGTGTAAACTATGAACTTACATCATCGGGTGATTGGATCCATTCACAATTGGGTGACACGACTGTAGCTTCCGGTTCAGCCGGCGCTGATGGTAGTACACCTAGTGATGCCAATAAGATAACAGCTTATAATAAATTCGCAGATAGAGAAACTGTAGATGTTAGTTTGATTGCTGCTGGTCCTGCCAGTACAACTCATGCTAAAAATCTTATTACATTGGTCAACAAACGTAAAGATTGCATGGTATTTATTTCACCAGAACGATCTGATGTTGTTAATGTTGCAACATCGTACAATCAGTTGAAGAATGTTAAGAATTACGTCCTAGGCTTAGGAAGTACATCTTATGCAGTATTTGATAGTGGTTACAAAAAAGTTTATGATCGGTATAGTGATATTTTTCGTTGGACTCCGTTGAATGGAGACATTGCTGGTTTGTGTGCTCTAACTGATTATGTTGCAGATCCTTGGTGGTCACCAGGTGGTTTAAGCAGAGGTCAGATTAGAAATTCAATCCAATTAGCATTTAATCCAAGTCAAACGGAAAGAGATTCACTTTATAGCAATCGTATCAATCCTGTTTGTTCATTCCCAGGAGAAGGTACAATGCTGTGGGGTGATAAAACAGGTCTCTCACAAAATAGTGCTTTCAATAGAATCAATGTACGTCGTCTATTCATTGCAATAGAAAAGGCGATTGAAAATGCTTCTAAGGTAGTACTGTTTGAGTTTAATGACCAATTTACACGCCAGAATTTTGTTAGTATTGTAGAACCTTTCCTTGATGATGTAAAGGCCCGTAGAGGTATTACAGACTTCTTGGTTGTATGTGATTCAACAAACAATACAGCTCAGGTTATTGATACTAATGAATTCCGTGCTGATATCTATATTAAACCAACCCGCTCAATCAACTTCATTACTTTGACATTTGTTGCTACTCGCACAGGTGTTGAGTTTAGTGAAGTAGTGTCAGCATAAATAATATAGAAATATAGGGAGAAATAGAAATGGCAAGTCCTGCACTATTAGAAAATTTTATTCTTGATAAGTTACGCTTTGGAGGTGCACGACCTAACCAGTTTCAAGTAAGTATCGGAGGCGTTGGAGCCAACGTAGCTGATAGTCTTGGGGGTGGTGAAGGTAAGGCTAATATCCAGTTTCTCTGCCGAGCAGCACAAATTCCGGCTATGAGAATTGGCGAAGTACCAATTCCCTATAGGGGCAGAACGCTCTACCTCGCAGGTGATCGTACCTTTGATGATTGGACAATTACGGTAATCAATGATGCACGTTTTACTGTAAGAAAAATGTTTGAATCATGGGTTAACATGATGGGGGAGAACGTAACAAACATGGGTGCTACGGTGCCCGCTGCTTATTTAGGTAACGCTACAGTCGAGCAATTGACTAGAAACGGAACTGTACTTCGTAGATATGAGCTTATGCATTGTTTTCCAACAGGTGTCGATGCTATAGATTTAAATTACGATACAAATGATACTATTGAAGAATTTGGAGTAACTATGCGATATTCGTGGATGACTCCACGTAAGGCCGAGACCGCAAGTGCTGGTACCGAAGGTACTGCAGCAGCAGCTGGTACTGCCGCTGGGGGTTAAGGAAGTTATTTTAAAACAGTGATGTAAAGTGATATAAATAGTCATAGTATGGCAGAATTATTTGGATATGAGATAAAGAAAAAGAGTGAGAGCAGCGGAGCCAAAAGCTTCGTTGCTCCCTCTGACGAAGAAGGCACGCTGGATATAGCTGGCGGTGCCGGTTTCTTTGGTTCGTTCATTTCTTATGATAAATCCGCAAAGAATGATTACGAGTTAATTCGTAAATATCGTCAAACTGCG